GAAGGGTTTATTCCTTCTTCCCCTGAGGCTCGTCAACAAGCACAAGATAAAAACCAAGAGGTAGAAACTAAGACAGTAGGCACTCGTCAAGGTGGTGAGCGTGGACCTGATGAGAGCCCTCCTTCATCAAAGGACACTAGAGATATGTCACCTGAACAGCTTGGTAAAACTCATTCTACTATGAGTACTGTAGGTAATATAGGTAAAGGATTGTCTATGGCACCCGGACCTCTTGGGGCTGTTGGAGCGGCTTTAACTGCAATAGGCACTGTTGGAAGAAAATCTGTTGAAAAATCTATGGAAGACCAAGACATTGATGTACCTGATCCTAAAAGTCTTTCTGAGCAAGTTGCTGACATGTTTGGTTTTGGTGACGATGACGAGGCTCCTGCAAGCCAAGACGACGATTCAGTAGGTTCGCAGGGTTCCGATCCAATTGGAGGTGTTGGTCGTAGCTCACCCAGTCAAACAGGTGGTACAGGAGCCACAGCAAGCGGTAGAGGTGGAGATGGCTCCCGTGGTGGCGGCGGACCCTCTAGCGGAGGACAAACAGGTGGTACTGGTGCGACTGCAGGAGGCGCTGCAGGAGACGGTTCTCGTGGCGGTGGTAGCTCTTCCTCGGGAGATACCTCTGGTGCAGCTTCAGGTCCAGCAGGCGCGTCAGGTACAGCCGGTGCAGGTGGTCCCTCGGGAGATAACGACGCGGGAACACCCCGTGCTGAAGGTGGCCTAATGGGCAACCCTAAAGGCTCTCGACGTAAAAAACCAGTAAAGAATAAACAAAAAGGTTTAGCCAGTAAATAGTATGAGTAAATGGCTACCCTCTCAGCTTATAGCTGAATGGCCCCAACACAAGGAGAATTAGTTTTGGCCCAGAATAAAGTGTATGTAGACTCTAGTAATCGTCAGGCTCGTAATAAAGCAAAGATTGCGCAGGAAGAAAAAGAACTTGAAGAACTTATGAATCAAACTCAAGGAAACCCTCAAGAAGAAGAGGTAGAAGAAGTTGAGGAAGAACCAGAAGAAACCCTTCAAGAAGAAACTCAAGAAGACGAAAAACTAGACCGCGAAGAAAAAACCTTTAAGAAACGATACGGTGATCTTCGTAGACATATGTCTGAAAAAGAAAAAGAATGGGAACAACGCTTTGAAGAGCTAAAGTCTCAAAAAGAAAAAACCACAGTTGTTCCACCTAAATCAGATGAAGACATTGAAGCTTGGGCTCGACAGTATCCTGACGTTGCTGGTATCGTAGAGACTATTGCACAAAAGAAAGCACAAGAGCTTTTTGCTAAAGCAGAAGACCGACTAAAAGAATATGATGAAGTCCAGTACGAAGCACACCGTACTAAAGCAGAGACACAAATTCGTAAAGCACATGACGACTTTGATGATCTTCGGGCTTCAGACGAGTTTCATGATTGGGCAGAAGAACAACCTAGTTGGGTTAAGAATGCTCTTTATGAAAATGCAGATGATCCTGCTTCCGTTATTCGAGTAATTGACCTCTACAAAGTAGACAAGGGTCTCACAACAAGTGCTCGTAAAGCTAAGACAAAGGATGCTGCAAAAACAGTTAAAACTTCTTCGACTCCTCAAGTAGACCCCACTGAAGGTGGTAAGCGTATTCGAGAGTCTGATGTAGCTAAGATGTCAGACACAGAATTTGAGGCAAGTCTAGAAGCTATCCAGAAAGCCCAACAGAATGGTAACTTTATTTATGACCTTTCTGGTGGTGCTCGTTAAGTTTTTACTTGACAAAGAATGTAACCTGTGTTATAATATACTTAAGGTTATGCCGGAAGATACTCTCTTCTAGCTACTCTAAGAGTATGGCCCCACTAGGACTACCCATACTCTTATTACTCTATTAAAGCCTACACAACAGATAAGACTAACCTGAACTAGTACAGGCCCATCTTTGTAATCTCTGGCCAGAGTGACCTCAGATGCACCCTAGAACGTACAGCCTCTTGGAAGTGGTGTTTAGCTATACAAAGCCAAATATCAATAGGAGGATTAACTATGGCTTTTCAATCGACGGCGGGCTACGGCAACCTGCCCAACGGAAATTTTAGTTCCGTTATTTATTCTAAGAAGGTCCAACTGGCCCTTCGTAAATCGACTGTTGTTGGTGATATCACTAACTCGGACTACTTCGGTGAAATCAGTGCTCAAGGCGATACTGTTCGTATCATCAAAGAGCCGGAGATTTCGGTTAGCGCCTATGAGCGTGGTACTCAAGTTCAAGCACAAGACCTTGACGACGAGGACTTCTCGCTGGTGATCGACAAGTCGAACTACTTTGCATTCAAAGTGGACGACATCGAAGAGGCACACAGCCATGTGAACTTCATGGACCTTGCTACCAACCGGGCGGCTTATCGTCTGGCTGACCAGCATGACCAAGAAGTTCTGGGTTACCTGTCTGGCTACAAGCAGTCTGCTCTGCACGGTGCTGCTAACACAGTCAACGATCAAGTCAATGGTACTAAAGCAATTGATACCGCTGGTTCGGACGAACTGCTTTCGAGCATGAAGCTGATCAAAGGTAGCTTTGGTAACATCACTACTTCTAGTGCTGGCAACCACTCGATTCCTGTTGCTGCTCGTCTTCCGGGTGCAACCGCTCTGCCGACTGAGTATGTCTCTCCGGTTATGCTGATTAACCGTATGGGTCGTTTGCTCGATCAACAGAACGTGGACAAAGGTGGTCGTTGGATCGTTATCGACCCGGTGATGATGGAAGTTCTGCAGGACGAAGACTCGCGCTTCCTGAATGCTGACTTCGGTGATTCCGGTGGTCTCCGTAACGGTCTGGTCATCAACAACTGGAATGGTTTCCGTGTCTATGTCTCCAACAACCTCCCGCAGGTTGGCGGTGGTTCGGCAACTACTGGTACTGCTAACCAGAACACTGACTACGGTGTTATCGTTGCTGGTCATGACTCGGCTGTTGCTACCGCTGAGCAGATCAACAAGACAGAGACCTATCGTGACCCTGACAGCTTTGCTGACATTGTTCGCGGTATGCACCTCTACGGTCGTAAAATCCTTAGGAGCGAAGCGATTACTACTGCAAAGTACAATCTCGCTTAACCCCTAATGCGCTTTAAGGGAGTGATCCCTTATCGAAACCCCTCTAATTCGGTAGAACCCTAAAGGTTTGGACGCCCCAAGGCAATACCGAGCGAAGCCCGAAAGGGAACGTGTAACGACTAGGACGCCAGTCCGTACAACCAAGTGGTTGGAAATGGGGGGACACTGGAAAACACCAGTGTTTGATATAGTCTAATCTACATGGAAACATGTAGCTGATGAAAGGTAAAAAATGTCGCTTAAACTACCCTACGACGACTATCGTAACAAACCAAGAGAATGTACTACCTGTGGTAAGACAAAAGATATCTCTCAATTTAAACTAGAAAGAGATAAACGAGCCACAAACAACATCGCAGTAAGAAGTAAGTGTAAAACCTGTGATGAATTTCGTAAGTACAAACGGTTTATAAAGAAATCCTACGGAATTACTTGGGAAGACTACGAAGAGTTATTTGAATCACAGAACGGTTGCTGCGCTATTTGTAAAAGCAAAGTTTCTAGTTCAAGAACTTCTAGACTTTTTGTAGACCACTGTCACGATAGTTTAAATGTTAGAGGTCTTCTTTGTTCCTCTTGCAACCATGGGCTAGGGCTTTTCAAAGATAGTCCTACTGTTTTAAAAGCGGCAATTAAATACCTTGAGTCGGACAAGGAGTAACGAACCTTGTTGAATACAATGAAAATTCTTCGTCCTGAGGCTATTACAACCGCTAAGTATAACCTCGCATAATAGGGAAGGAATCTAAATTATGGCTACTGTATCTACTCTCGCTAAGGCGGAAGGTGGCAAGGGTAACCCCGGTCGTAAACCGTACATGGTCGAGGTCGAAATTGATCTTGCTGAAGCGGCTACGGCAAAGGGTTCTGCTCTTGCTACAAACGATGTCATCCAAGCTATTACTGTCGGTGAAAACACCGTTGTAATGTTTGCTGGGATGGAAATCACCGAAGCTCCCGCTGGGGGCACTACGGCTTCGATTGACCTCGGTATTACCGGCGGTGATGTTGACGCCTTTGTTGATGGTTTCACTTTGACTGGTGGTTCTGTTGGTGACTACGCTACTCTGGCGAACACTGCAACACCGATCCTTGTGACCACTTCGGACACAATCGACATGCTGCTTCTGGGCACTACTCCTGATACTTCGGGTAAGGTTCGCGTCTATGCTTACCTCTTCGATGTTGACGGTTTTGGTAGCTCGAAGGCTGCTGATGAAGTTGATCGTGACGTTCTTGCCTAACTAACTTTGG